ACTGCTGCAGCCAAGCCCTGATGCGCTTTCGTGCCGGCGGGTTGATCCGCCTACAATCCGACCAAAAGGACCCGCCGGTTGAGTACCGCCGGCGCACCGCTGCCTATTATTAAGGACCGCTATGGCCACGAACATTGACAAATCTTTCTACCAAGCCCCTACAGGCGCGGACGCCGCGGATGACACGGGCCTTATGGCCATCGAGATTGACCTCGGAAGTCCTGAAGACGTGCTGGAAATCGTAGATGACACCCCCGAAGATTTCAACGCCAACTTGGCCGAAGAGATGGATGAGGGGGACATGTCCAGTATGCTGTCGGACCTCGATGCGGACATCGACAACGACAAGGCGTCCCGCAAGGAGTGGGAGAAGGCTTACACCGACGGTTTGAAGTTGCTGGGGCTGCAGATCGAGGAGCGCACAGAGCCGTGGTCCGGCGCGTGCGGCGTGTTCCATCCCATGATTACGGAGGCCGTGGTGCGGTTCCAGTCGGAGACCGTGACGGAGACGTTCCCGGCCGCGGGCCCGGTGCGTACCAAAATTATCGGCAAGGAAACGCCGGAGAAGAAGCAGTCGGCGGCGCGCGTCGAGACTGACATGAACTATCAGCTAACCGAGGTGATGAAGGAGTTTCGCCCGGAGCATGAGCGAATGATGTGGTCGCTGCCAGCTGCTGGCTCATCGTTCAAGAAGGTCTACTACGACCCGAGCCTGGGCCGGCAGGTGTCGATCTTCGTTCCGGCAGAAGATATGCTGATTCCGTATGGCACGTCAGACATGTCCATGTGCTACCGCGTAACACACCTGATGCGAAAGACGAAGAACGAGCTGCGCAAACTGCAAAAAGCGGGGTTCTACCGGGACTTTGATCTGCCGGACCCGCCCAAGGTGTCAGACGAGATTCAGCAGGCCAAGGACAAAGAGACGGGCTTTAGCGACATCAACGACGACCGGTACATCATCGCCGAGAGCCATGTGGACATGGACATGCCGGGGCATGAAGATTTGGATGCCGACGGCGAAGAAACGGGCATAGCGCTGCCGTATGTGGTAACTTACATCAAAGGCACCAACGACGTGCTGGCGATTCGCCGCAACTGGGAGGAAAACGATGCCCTGCAACTTAAACGGCAGCATTTTGTACACTACCAGTACATTCCCGGCTTTGGTGCTTACGGCTTCGGCCTCTTCCACCTCATCGGTGGTTTTGCCAAGTCTGCCACCAGCATCATGCGACAGCTGGTTGACGCTGGCACGCTGTCTAATTTACCGGGAGGACTTAAATCCCGAGGACTTCGCATTAAGGGTGATGACACACCGATTGCCCCCGGAGAGTTCCGCGATGTAGACATCGGTTCAGGTACGCTGCGCGACAGCATCCTGCCGCTGCCCTACAAGGAGCCGTCGGCGGTTCTATACTCGCTGCTGCAGAACATCGTAGACGAGGGCCGCCGTTTCGCCTCGACCGCGGACATGAACGTGGGAGAGATGTCGGCCAACGCGCCCGTCGGCACCACGCTGGCGCTGCTGGAGCGCCAGCTGAAGATCATGACGGCGGTGCAGGCGCGCGTGCACTTCAGCTTCAAGCAGGAGCTCCAGCTGCTAGCGGGCATCATCCGGGACTACACGGAGCCGGACTATACGTTTGAGCCGGACGTGGGCGGGCCGCAGGCCAAGCGCACCGACTACGAAGACGTGGACATCCTGCCCGTGAGCGACCCCAACGCGGCAACCCTGAGCCAGCGCGTGGTGCAGTACCAAGCGGTGCTGCAGATGGCACAGATGGCCCCAGACATCTACGACATGCCCCAGCTGCACCGGGCCATGCTCGAAGTTATGGGTGTAAAGAATGCCGACAAGCTGGTGCCGCTGCCGGAAGACCAGAAACCGAAAGACCCCGTTTCGGAAAACATGGCGCTGCTGCGGCTAGAGCCAAGCAAGGCGTTTTTCTATCAGGACCACCAAGCGCACATCGCCGTGCACATGGCCATGATGCAAGACCCGACGGTGATGCAGTTGATTGGCCAGAACCCCAAGGCGGGGCAGATTCAGGCCGCCCTGACAGCGCACGTTGCCGAGCACGTAGGGTATGCCTACCGGGCACAGATCGAGCAGCAGTTGGGTATGCCACTGCCCCCAGAAGACGAGAAGCTGCCCCCACAAGTGGAGCTGGCGCTGTCGGGCATGATGGCGCAGGCGGCGCAGCAGACGCTACAGCAGAACCAAGCGCAGGCGGCGCAGCAGCAGGCTCAGCAGCAACAGCAAGACCCTGTGGTGCAGATGCAACAGCAAGAGCTGCAAATTAAGCAGCAGGCCCTGCAGATACAGCAGCAGGAAGTGCAGATCAAGGCCCAGCAGGCCCAAGCGCAAGCTCAGAACAAGCAGCAGGAGCTGCAGCTGAAAGCGCAGGTTGCCGAAAAGCAAATCCAAAAAATAGGAACGGATACAGCGCTGTCACTGGCCAAGCTGGAGCTAGAAAAAGAGCGCATGCAGGGCGAACGGCAGGCCGAGCAAGGAAAGATGAATGCGCAGCAGACCCAGGCTGGCGTGCAGATGGGGGTCGATATTGCCAAGCACAAAGCTACCGCCGATAAACAGAAACCCACGGAACAGACATGATCCATAAATTCGCCAGCGTATTGCGCACACAGATACGCACGGACATGAACAACTACGCAGACGACTGCGCGGGTGGCGGCTGCGCCACTATAGAAGAGTACCGAAAACTTTGCGGGGTGATTCAGGGCCTAGCCATCGCAGAGCGTTATGTTATAGACCTGCTTGAAAAACTGGAGAAGCAAGATGAGTAATTTGTTGTTGGTACCGACGGAGGGGCTGCTTTTGCCGCCGGGCGTAGCAATGCAAGAGAGTACGGAGCCGCGCGCCACTGCCATGCCCAACCCTACCGGGTGGAAGCTGTTGTGTGTAGTCCCCGAAGCAGCAGAGACTTTTGACGGGTCGGCGCTCCTGAAAGCTGACGCGTACATGAAGAGCGAAGAGGCCGCCACAACGGTGCTGTTTGTTGTGAAACTAGGTCCAGATGCGTATTCAGACAACGCAAAATTCCCGACGGGCGCATGGTGCAAGGCAGGTGATTTTGTGCTGGTTCGTACTTACTCAGGTACGCGATTCAAGATTCATGGCAAAGAATTCCGGTTGTTGAACGACGACCAAATCGACGCTGTGGTCGAAGACCCCCGTGGTATTACACGCGTTTAAGGAGCAAGAAATGGAAGAATTTGAGTTTCCGGACGAGATCGAAGCCAAGAAAACGAGCAAGGCCGACGAGTTTGATATTGACGTTATTGATGACACGCCAGAGCCGGATAAGGGCCGGCAGCCCCTCACCAAGGCCGTCCAAGACCCTTCCGACGCTGAAATCGAGTCGTACTCGGCCAATGTGCGTACCCGCATCAAGGAACTCACGCACGCGCGCCATGACGAGCGCCGCGCCAAAGAGACCACCATGCGGGAGAAGCAGGAACTGGAAAACTTCACGCAAAAACTGCTGGAAGAGAACCAGAACCTGAAGAAGTACGCCGACAACGGCAACCAGAACATGGCCGCCCACGCCAAGGGCGCGGCCGAGCAAGAGCTGGCCAACGCCCGGCAGCGATACAAGACTGCGCAGGAAGCATTCGATACCGACGCCATCATTGAAGCGCAGGAAGCGTTCACTGACGCGAAGATGCGGCTCGAAACAGCAAAGAATTATCGTCCGACCCCTTTACAAGTTACCTCGGATGCTGTACAAACGCGGCAATACGCAAACAAATCAGCAGAACCGGACGAGCAATCTCTGCGCTGGCAGGCAAAAAACCAGTGGTTCGGTTCTGATGGGTTTGAAGAAGTTACCAGCTTCGCACTAGGGCTGCATCAAAAACTAGTAAATTCGGGTGTAGACCCGCAAAGTTCTGATTATTTTGAGAGAATTGACGCGCGCATGCAGTCAACTTTTCCCGAAGTGTTCGGCAACGAAAAGACGGCAAACAGCGCGAATAGGCGTCCAGCTTCCGTTGTTGCCCCCGCGAGTCGGTCGTCGGGAGTACGGCGTGTTCAACTGACCCAATCTGCCTTGGCAATTGCGAAAAAGTTTGGACTCACCCCACAACAATATGCTGCGCAAGTGGCTAAACTGGAATCTTGAAATGGCTGAAACCCGCACCCCCCGTGACCTCGTGTCCCGCGAAAAAGAAGTTCGTGAAGTGTACGTACCGCCTAACAATCTGCCCGACCCAACACCCGAGCCGGGTGTCGCGTACCGCTGGATTGCCACCCATGTTCTAGGGCAGGCCGTGCCTACCAACGTATCTCTGAAGCTACGTGAAGGTTGGACGCCCGTGAAGGCAGAAGATCACCCAGAGCTGATGCTTTTTGGTGCTTCGGCCGGAGGAAATGTGGAGATAGGCGGGCTGATGCTTTGCAAAATGTCAAGTGCCAAAGCGCGTAGTCGTGACGAGTATTACCAGAAGAGCGCTGCATCGCAGATGTCTTCGGTAGACAACAACTTCATGCGCGAAAACGATCCGAGGATGCCGTTGTTCAGTGACAGAAAGAGCACCGTCAGCTTTGGAAAAAACCTGTAAGTTCTAGGAGTACCTCATGTCCTCAAGTGCTACCCCTTATGGCCTAAAAGCCGTAAACGAGTTGGGCGGGCTGCCGTATGCTGGCAGCACCCGATCCTTTCTCATCGATCCCGCCGGCTACGCCAGCAACATCTTCTTCGGACAGGTTGTTGCAACGAACGCCGCGGGTTACCTGAACGTCGTGACCGCCACGGGCGCGGACGGCTCCACCAATGCATTCCCTGCAGGCACTGTCGGCGTTTTCGTTGGCTGCCAGTACGTGAATGCACAAGGTCAGACGATCTTCGGTCAATACTACCCTTCTGGCACCACGGGTGTCGTGATGGCGTATGTCATTGACGATGACCGTTGCGTTTTCCAAGTGCAGGCAGACGGCTCTCTGGCCCAAACCGCTCTCGGCCAAAACGTGTTTTTCGCCGCCGCCCAAAGCGGCAGTACGGGCTCCACCCAGAACGGCAACTCCACCTCCGCTGTCAGCACCACCAGCCAAACCGCTGCTGCTGCCTTCCGCGTCGTCGGTTTCGTCAACATGGTGGGTTTCTCTGTGGTCGGTGACGCGTATACGGACATCCTCGTGAAGTTCAATCCGGGTCAGCATTCCTACAGCAACGCCGTCGGCATCTAAGGAGCTAAATCATGGCAATCTCACGCGCACAACTACTCAAAGAACTGCTCCCCGGCCTGAACGCGCTGTTCGGCCTGGAGTACGCCCGCTACGGCGAAGAGCACAAGGAAATCTACGAGACCGAGAGTTCCGAGCGATCTTTCGAGGAAGAGACGAAACTGTCTGGCTTCTCCGCTGCACCTGTCAAGAACGAGGGCCAATCCATCGCCTATGACAATGCGCAGGAGGCGTGGACGGCTCGTTACAACCACGAGACCATCGCAATGGGCTTCTCCATCACGGAAGAAGCGGTCGAGGACAACCTGTATGACGCTCTGAGCGCCCGTTACACCAAGGGTCTGGCCCGGGCAATGGCGTACACCAAGCAGGTCAAGGCTGCCGCGATCCTGAACACCGCTTTCACTGGTTCGGGCAACCCTACCTACGGTGATGGCGTGGTTCTGTGTTCGACAGCCCACCCGCTTGTTTCTGGCGGCACCAACAGCAACCGCCCAGCGACGAGTGCTGACCTGAATGAAACCTCTTTGGAAAACGCAGTGATTCAGATCGCCGCGTGGACCGACGAGCGCGGACTTCTGATTGCGGCCAAGCCGAAGAAACTGGTGATCCCGCCGGCTCTGCAGTTCGTTGCTACTCGTTTGCTGGAAACCAACCTCCGCGTTGGCACTGCAGACAACGACATCAACGCGATCAAGAACAACGGTTCTATCCCCGACGGCTACTGCATCAACCACTATCTGACGGACACCAATGCGTGGTTCCTGATGACGGATGTACCTAACGGCCTGAAGCACTTTGTGCGTACGGCCCTGGACACCAAAATGGATGGTGACTTCGATACCGGCAACGTGCGCTACAAAGCGCGCGAACGGTACTCGTTCGGCGTCTCGGACAGTTTGGGCATCTTCGGATCGCCCGGTTCGGCGTAAAAGTAAGGGTTTACCCTTACTAAAAAGGCCCTTCGGGGCCTTTTTTGCGCCTGTTGTTTTTTGCCGCCGGCCGTGGTATAAACAGGTATCCGGGCCCACTCGGTTATGCAAACTGCCCCGGCAGATGAACCTACCAATTGCATGACCTTAAAGTAGGAACACATCATGTCCTCAACGACTTTTAGCGGCCCGGTGACATCCACCAATGGTTTTGTCGGCTCAATTTTTGGCCCGCTACTCAACCCGACTATTACGCACACTATCGCGGCCCTTAACGCTGCCAATGCCACCGCAACGCTGACGGCGGCGCAGGTAGCTACTGGCTACATCACTTCAACTTCTGCCGCAATCACCGGCCTCACCCTGCCTACCGGCACGTTGTTGGGCGCGGCGCTAGGTGCCGTAAGAGGCACGGTGTTTGACCTGTATATCGACAACACCGCGGGCGCGAGCACCATAACCATGATTGTCGCAGTTGACGGAATAATTTCCGGTGCGGGCGTTACCACTGCGGGCTCTTTTGGTGACGTTAGTGTCGCCGCGGGCCCGACCGGCTTGGGACGTTTCACCCTGATGTTCTCCAGCGCCACAGCGTACGTTTTCACGCGCACGGCGTAAGACATATCTGCCTCTTTGGTGGGCCAAAGAGGCA